CGCCCGGCAACGGCAGTTCGGGTGAAAACTCGACCACTCGTAATCCTTTGGATACCTCCCCACACCTGCCGCGCAGATGTCGCAGTCATAAGGGGTGTTAGACCTTTGTACCTCCACGCCCAAAACAAAGTCCTGCTGTTTCCACCGCTCGTTGTCTGCCCGCTGGTAGGCAATATTCGTTTCTGTCCTTGTCACCCTCAGCGCGTTCTTGTAGGCCGATCGGTATACACCCCGCCCGGGATGGTACTGCCTGGCAGCACGGCTTAGCTTCAAATCGCCATCTACATCCCTTACCCTACGGAACAGCGCATCGGGGTTTCTCAGGTGTTTCTTGATGTCTCCCGCAAGATCCGAGGCGCTTTTGCCGTCGTGGATGCCTATGGCAAGGTTTCGCTCTATGTTGACAGCCTCGCCTTTAACAATCTTCCACACACGATCACTAAGGCCTATTCCGTTAATCTTGCGTTTGCGAAAGGCCTCTAAGGCGGGAATGTTACGCCCGCGCCATTTCTTATCCAGCCGCTCGGGAAGGGTGTTGCCTTTTAAAAGACCTTCCAGCACCTCGTCGTTTTTGTTATTGGAAAGCGACCACTCGTTGTTGATGCCGTTAACGATATTCTCCTGGGTGTCGTGGGCCAGCCTTCTCAGTATCTTGTCGATTTGGTTTTTCAGCTCCGGGTGTCTGCTTATATCAAAAACCTCATCTTGCGGCAAGCTGGCATAAAGCCGCGCCACCTTCTCGGCCATCTGATCGAAAGAACGTGCCGTCCCGCGCATATACGCAAGGATGTTCTCAATGTGCTTTTTATCGTAGCTGCTATACGCCATACAGTTTCATGTATTCCTCAAGCCACTTCTGACCCATGTTACCACATCGCTTTTGTACCTCTTCAAATTGCCTTGCTGACTCTTTCTCTAACTTGTCCCAATCTAAGTACTTTTCAATGCACTCAGCCAGCGCCTCGGGGGTGCCCTCCGAGGGGCTTATAACTATCGGGTCATCCGAATAAGAGATCACGGGTACACCAAGCCCCATTGCCTCGTAACTTGCAGAGGCTATCGCCTTGGCGATCATCTGGTCAATATATAAATGCGCGTTTTGCTTCAGGGCGACGCTCTCCGCGTGGCCTACACCCGTCTTGTAATAAAACTCAACATCGAGGCGGCTGAGTAGCCTTATAGCCTGTATGATGGTTTTCGTTCCTTTCTTTTCAGGGTCTGAGGGGATATGTACAATACGGAAATTGTCGCCCCGTTTCCATTGGTAGTTAAAGGCGTTGTATGGCTGCGGCATGTATTTCCACCCATCCACGTGAAGGTCAGTGGTCATATAGGTATTCAGGTCTCCCTTGAACTTGCGCGGGTCTTTTAAGAAGTTATCCCGGAAGTGCGAGCCGCTCACGGTGTAAATGATCTTGGCTGTTTTGGGAATCTTAAGCCCGTGCCACCTGTGGCCGTAGGGTACGTCTCCCTTGTAATGAATAATATCTGACTGATTGATGCGCTCCTGCACCACATCCCAGCCTACCTCACCCACAGAAGGCCCCGTCTTCATGTAAAACTTATCCGAGCCCTGCCCCCTTCTCATGGTAACAGCCTCGATGTCTACCTTACCCTCGGACGCCCTTCTCACCTCCTGCACAACCCTGAACCCCGAGCCTGCCCAGTCCATGTCGGACAACATCGTTATCTTCATGCGGTTGTCCTGGCGGATAAAAAGCACCCCGTCATTGGTGGCTTTTGCCGCAAGGTGTTTGTATTTTAGCCTGTTGATGTCCCCGGACATCTCCCCCGCAAGCCTTAGAGCCTCTTTGCACTGCGGATTGATGTTGATGGCTGCCATTACGCAGTTCATGCTGTGCTTTATATTTTTTAGCGCGGCATGGCAGCGGGCAAGCTGAATGAAGGCATCGGCCTTCTCGGCGGGAAACTCAGACTTGAGGATATACCTTTTAAACATTTTGATGGCCTTCTTGAACCACCCCCTGCGATGGTACTCTTTGGCCAGATAGTACATGTCACGAGGCTGCCTGTGCCTTCTGACCTCACGGCGCAGTATTCGCATAGTGCGGTCGGGGTCGTTTTTCTTTTGTTTGTTAGCGCCATAATATATCTTTACATCCGAGCTTATCCCTCCGGCTATACTGAGGTAGTTGTGTGCGGCGCCCTTCCAATAGATGTCGGGGTGATTGGCATAGAGCCGGGGCTGCCGGTGTTCCTCTCCTGTCTTTTCGTGTATACACCTGATCGACAGGGCCAGTCCATTAAACTTCTTTAGCTCGGGCAGTGATCCCTCCTCCAGGTACTCGTCTGCGTCGATGGTCAATATATGTGTTGACGTGCAGTAGGATAGTGACTTGTTGCGGGCATCGGCAAAGTTTTTAAAGAGCCCGTCCTTTTTACCTTTGTGGTTGCAGCCCCAATACTCGTACACCTTGTCGGTGTACTTCTTGGCAATCTCTATAGTGTTATCCTGGCTGCCTGTGTCTACAATCACAATCTCCTCCACACCCTTTACGGATTGGAGGCACTTTTCCAGCACATCGGAGCTGTTTCTGACAATCATGGATACGCTTATGCTCATATTTTGGTTTTTTTGCTGTCCCCAGGTCATCATGCAGGTCACTGAGGTAATCCGGCAGTTGTTGCATTATTAGTTGTTATTGGTAAAAATTAATATCCCCTGCTGTTCCAGGTAGTCCACCACGCGGTCGGCCACATCAGCGATATTAAGGTTGTAGTCTCCATCTTCATCGATATGCAGGGCTCCCTCAATGGCGCTTTCCAGGCCTCTCATAAAATCGTCATGTTCCATTATACCTCATCGAATATGTTTCCAAATTGGCCGGCATCGTCTTCATTGATGTCTTCCATTTCTTTTTCTGCATCGGTGACAAGGGGGTTGAGGGCCACAGCGCTCTTGCGTGACATCACCGCACGGTTGCCCGTGGCAGCCAGCAGGGTGTCTATAAATTCTTTCTGGTTATCGGGCAGGTAGAAGTGAAACTGTGGCTCTACCACCATATTCACCGCACCCTCCACGACGGTAGAGACAAGCGACATGCCCTTCTTTAAGATATTTATACGCCTCTGAATGCCCTCGCCGAACTGCTCCTGATGCTTTAAGGTTTTTAACTTAGCGTCCAAAAACATCATCTTTAAGGCCACGCCCGAGAGCTGTCCTATGCCCTGCATCTGCTTAAAGGATATGTCCGGGGTCTGGGTCATCGAAAAGATAAGCTCTTGCAGGGTTTCCTTTTCCAGCCGGATAGCTTCCGGGGCCTGATCCCAGGTAAGGTAGGAAGCGTCGGCGTCCGGCTCCATGGCCAGTATCTTCCCCTGCTCGCCCTTCTCGGCAAACCCTTTCACTTCGCCCTTAATCTTCACCATCGGAGAGGCGAAATAGTCATTGGCATCAGCGAAGTTAGAGATCATCGTCTCATAGCGCTCTATCAGCGGCTGCACGTCGGCCCACTCCGGCTGGTCTTTCTTATAATACACCACGGGGATTTTTCCGAGTTTATTATCCCGGTCTTCTTCTTGTATCCATCCGGCTTGATAGGTGTACTTCAAAATCCTCTCGGCGGTGTAAACATCGAAGTGGTCTTTTTTATTGACGCGATAGCCATGGCCAAAAGCTACCATGTCGCCATACTCGTCGAAGTAGGGGTATATGTGGTCTCCCAGCGAATGGGCAAGCACCTGCATCCTCATGCGTACCTCTCCACCCGTGGCAAGGTCAACACCATCCCATGTGCCCGGCTTTTCGTCAAACCACCAAAGCTCCGCCACCTCTGTCTCTGACATCCACGCCCTTGCCATGTGGCGGGTTTTGTAATCGAGCTTGTTGTCGTGCCACGTGCGCTCCAACATGGCTATCATCTTCTCTTGAGTGTCGCCGTCGGGGTTTGCGCCCAGGGTAACGCCCTCACCTACCAGAAACGCCGCTGCCCTGTCCACGATAATCTTTTGAAAGGGCAGGGAAAGCCTGGAGACATCCTGTATCTCTGTGCCACGATCTGTCTTGATGGTCTTGGGTCTTCTTTTGGTAGGGTCATGTACACGGTGATCCCCCGGCTCGTACTGCTCCAGGTTCTCACGGTGGTCAACAGTCTTTTTGGATGTGCGTATCTCCGATATTAGGTTGCTAGGAGACAGCGACATAAGCTCTTGAATGTCCATATCATTTCTTTTCGGGTACTTTTTTATACTTTGTCTTGCGGGAAGACACGATTTTACCTTCGCTCATCTTTACCCACATCCCCGTTTTGGGGTTTTTTACCTGGTACATGGCTTTTCTTTTTAAGGTTTTCAGTTACTTGCTTTCTCAGCGGGTGATCGGGTGGCAGAAATTGTATGCCGGCCTGTAGTGCTTGTTTTATTTCCATGTGCTGTGGTGTTGTTATTAAAAAAAGACCCCTTCCAGCTTGCTGGGGTCGGTGGCTGTACCCCCCCTGCCCATGATTGCATACCGCATCGCGTCGATGCCGTGGTTGAACGCATCTATTGGCTTGTTGGTTGGCTTGCCATCTTTGCCTTGCTCCCACGCGTAGTTGCGGAGCTCTCGTATAAGGTTCACACTACGCTTGGTTATATAGAGCTTCTTTGTTTTTAACTTGTCGATGCCTGCCATGATTGAATCCCGCCCTTTTTCGGCTGGCCTTACGTTAAGCCCTGCGAGCTTGAGTTCGTCAATCAATCGGGGGTCGGCGCTGTCGGCTTTTACCTGATGGTTACCCACAAGCGTTCGCATTCTGTTGGCAATGTCGGTTGAAAGCATCCCGGTCTGGTACATTAGCTCATCAACGAACCATGCATCGCCGGTTTCCACCACTTTGACAAGCGCCGTGGGGTCTGCCGTGTACCCAAAATCTAATCCGTGATATGTCTTTCCCGCCGGGAGGTCGTCTGTCTGATAAAAGTCATCGAATACCAGCCCCTCATATACGCCATATTCGCAATCAATGTGCACCCTGCGAAAGTTATAATCCCGCTGCGCACGCCTTTCTATTCGCTCCCGCTCGTGCTCAGGGAGAAACGGATTGTCCAGGTAGTTCGATTTTATAATGGTGCTTTTATCGTAGTCCTGCAGCCAGTCTTCCAGCCAGAATTGGCTTGTCGGGTTGAAGTCGGCGATGATATGCTCGCTACGCCGCGCAAGCTCCTCCCATACTTCCTTCTTGATGTTGTTAACCTCGTTGCCGTAAAGCAGATGTCGCCGTGAGCCTATCGCCTTGCCTATCCTGTCGGTTGAAAAGAACTCTACTATCGTGCCGTTGAGAAAGGTGTATGTGTGGTCGGATTTGTTGTGTTTTACGGACGTTATCAACTGCGTTTTTATCAGCATCTCATCTGTGTACCTTATAGCGCCAATCTTTAAGTGTGGTAGGCTTTCAGATACAACGGTTACAATCTTATTGGAGTAGTGCTTTGCGAAGTAAAATAGAAGAAACATAACAAGCTCGTAGGTCTTGCCTGAGCCCGTCCCTCCCTTGTGGATTATAACGTCCATGCCGTCGGCCATCGCCTGGCCTGTGGTCTCATATACCTTGCTGTACTTTAGCTTAACGTCCACTTGGTGTGAATTTTTCAACGATAATGTTTATTTTCTCTCCCGCGGTGGTGTGATCAACGTATTGCTGGTTGAGGCGCT